GGTGGTCCTTATGGCGAATCATTTGATTTTGGAATGAATGTTTCAACAACTTACGCTTGGATACAACCTACAAACAAATCAAATCATTCTGTAAATTACAATTTGTCTTTAAACCCTAACGGCGGCAACGTTGGAATTGGAACAACTTCGCCGGCAAAAAATTTGCATATTTATGATTCTTCAGGCGGGGCAACTTTAAAAATTGAATCGAATACTGCGAACGCTTATGATTCAAGCAAAATTGAATTAATCGGTGGAAATTTAAGTACCGGCGAAATTGTATTTGGTGACCCTATTGATTCAGACGTTGGAAAAATTATTTATAGACACGACGGAAATTCATTGGCTTTCAATGTAAATGCAAGTGAAAAAATGCGAATTGATTCTTCTGGCAACGTTGGAATCGGCACGACTTCGCCGGCTGATAAACTTCATGTTTACAGTAATGATTCAAGCACTATTGCCGGTTTAACATTAGAACAAGACGGAACTGGTGATTCTGTAATTCAATATTTGTTGACGGGAATAAAAAGATGGGTGACCGGAATTGATAATTCAGACGGCGATAAATTTAAAATATCACACAATACAAATTTATCAACTGACAATGTTGCGACTTTTACCGCTGACAACCGTGTCGGTATCGGAACGACTTCGCCAAACACAACACTTGAAGTTGGTAATTGTGATTCAAGTGCAAACATTGCCGACGGTAACATTGCGGTAAAAACAAAATCAAACAATACCGCAATTGTAATTCAGGAACAAGAAGTCGGCGGCGCTGAACAATGGGGACTTGGTGTGAATGTTGACGGTGATTTGATTTTCACGGATTCAGGAACTGAAAGAATACGATTTGACGACGGGACTGGAAACGTTGGCATTGGAACAAGTTCGCCGTCTGAAAAGTTGCATGTTGAAGGAAATATTCAAGTCAGCGGAACATTTCCAAAGATTGTGTTTTCAGATTCTGACAACAATCCGGATTTTACTTTAATAGGTGCAAACGGTAAATTTCGTGTTTTTGACGACACAAACGACGTTGACAGATTTATAATTGAATCAGACGGCGGACTTTTTGCCCCTTCATTGCTTGGAAGTTCAGCTTCAAATCCTGATGTCAGATACGACACAACAACGGGTGAATTATATTACAATTCATCATCAATAAGATACAAAGAAGACGTCACCGATATTGAAAGCACAATTGACAAAATCAACAAACTTCGCCCGGTAAAATTTAAAGTTAAAGAATCACAACAATACACAACCGGTTTGATTGCTGAAGAAGTTGTTGAAGTGATTCCCGAAATTGTATTTGAAAGAGAAATCGAAGGTTTTGACAAGCCACAAATTGACGGGGTTGCATACAACGATTTGCATGCTTATTATATCAAAGCAATACAAGAACAACAAGAAATGATAAACGAATTGAAGACAGAAATACAAACTTTAAAATCACAAATAAATTCATAAAAAATGGCAAATACTTATTCTTGGGTCATTGGTGACCTCGAAGCAAAAATCGAAAGCGACGGCATGCAAAACGTCATTGAAACTGTTCATTGGCGTTTGCAAGGAACTGACGCAAATGATAATGTTGCAGACGTTTACGGTTCAATTGGACTTGAAGCGCCTGACGCTGAATCATTTATTGAATTTGATTCATTAGCACAATCTGACGTTGAAGGTTGGCTTGAAGCAAATCTTGATGTTGATTCATTAAAAGCGGGAATTGATTCCCAGCTTGAACTTATTGCAAACCCGACACACGTCAATTTGCAATTATCTTAATTTTTAATTTTTAAATTTTTATATCATGGGAAAAAAAGAAAAAACCCCCATAATGATTGACGACCAAGAGTATTTTTTTGAAGACTTGACAGACGAACAAAAAGCACACGTCAATCACATTGCGGATTTGGACCGCAAAATTGTAAATTCAAAGTTTAACTTGGAACAACTTGAATTCGGCAAACAAGCGTTTGTGACCGCTTTAAAGGAATTGCTATAATATGAATCCAATCAACGGAACAACTTTTTTGTTGTATAAAGGCGACATCGCGGTTGGTCACACAACGGGTGTTGCCTTGACGTTGGACGTTGACCTTGTTGAAAGCACAAACAAAGATTCACTTGGGTTTCAAGAATTATTGCCCGGCGTTCGTTCGGGTCAACTTACTGCAACGGGTTTCACTAATTATGACGACGCCGTAAACTTTGAAGAACTTGCGGACATGGTATTGACGCGCACCCGCGCTGAATACTTTTTGTCGCAAGCTACGGGCGCCAGGGGACTTGTTTTTCAGGGCGAAGGATTTGTCACAAGTGTTGAAGAAGTTGCGGAAATGGAAGCCGTGACGTCGTATGACCTTGAAATCACCGTGACCGGACTTTATTCAATTATCGATGAAACTGACGGTGAAATTTGGAACTTTGCAAACGACATTTGGAATCAAGTTGATGTAAATTGGAACTTAGTTTGACAATTTTAAAATACGTATATTTGTATAAAATTTTTAAACCATGGCAACATCTGGAGTTTTTAACGGAACCGACTTAATTGTAAAACTTGATACAAACGGCGGTACACTTGCGAAAGTTGGTCACACGACTTCGTGTTCAATTTCACTTTCAAATGATTTGCCCGAAGCTACAACCAAAGATTCAGGCGGATTCGCTGAACACATTGCGGGTGTAATTTCCGGGGAAATTTCTTTTGACGGTTTGGTTGTTTACGATGAAAGCGGAACACCAACGCCAAAGAACGCAATTGACCTTGCTGACTTTTTAATTGCACGAACCAAACTTGACGTTTCTTTTGGAACTGAAGAAACTGGCGACGCGGTTTATTCCGCTGACGGATTCTTGTCAAGTGTTGAAATTTCGGCGGAAATGGAAAGTCCCGTTTCTTATTCGGGTTCAATTACATTGACCGGTGCGATTACAAAATCGACTAACTAAAATAACGTAAAAAGGGGATTATAATGGCAAACAGAAAAAGGGGGTTTTACACCGTGAAACTTGGTGGAAAAAACCGCACGTTGCATTTTAGCATGAATTTTTGGGCAAACTTCACCGACGAATTGAATTTGCCCATTGACCAAATTGGTAATGTTTTCCAAGGGGGCGTTTCAATAACTGCGATACGCGCCCTTGTTTATTCAGCATTGTTAGCGAATGAACAAGAACAAGGAAACGAAATTGACTTCACAATTTTCACGGTTGGCGCTTGGCTTGAAGACCTTGACGCAACTGAACTTGAAAGCATTGTTGAAGCAATGACCGAATCAAAAATTCTTGGAAACGACTTGAACGCGGGCATAAAACGCAACGTCACAAAATCCACAAAAGCGTCGGGAAAGTAAAAACCCGACTTACTTGGAATCATTTGCTTGACTACTACATCGGGCAAGTCGGGGTTCAACCAAAAGATTTTTGGTCATATACTTGGGCGGAAAATCAATTGCTTGGCGAAGCGCATACAATTAAACAAAATTTGGAGTGGGAACGAACGCGCTATGTTGCAACAATGTTGTTCAACATTAATTGTTCAAAGCGTGCGCAAATGATTACACCCGACAAACTTTTCCCGTTGCCACAAGACGTTTATTTGGAACGTGGAAAACCAAAGTCAGAACCAAAACAAGCAATGGAATTTTTGAAACGTGTTGAACAAATGAAGAAACAAAAAGGGCAATGATGTCCTTTTTTTATTTCGTATTTTTGTTGAAAACTTAGTCCATGGCAAACACCTTGAAAGTAGTATTGACTGGCGACGCGTCGCAACTGAATTCGGCACTTAATAAGACAAGCGCACGTTTGAAAAACTTTGGTTCAAAGGCGCAAGCAATAGGTTCAAAAATTTCAAGAAACTTGACAATGCCGTTGACATTGGTCGGTGGTGCATCGGTAAAACTTGCGGTTGACTTTGATAAGTCAATGACAAAGATTGAATCCCTTGTTGGAATCGCGGGTGAAGAAGTTGCCAAAATGGGTGAAACCGCCAAACAAATGGCAACCGACACGGGACGTTCAGCATCGGAAGCCGCTGACGCATTGTTTTTTATTACGTCCGCCGGTTTGGAAGGTGAACAAGCAATGGATGTTTTGAACGCATCTTTGAAAGCCGCTGCGGTTGGACTTGGTGACACCGCAACTGTTGCCGACCTTGCAACGTCCGCAATGAATGCTTACGGCGCGGACACCTTGGGGGCATCGGACGCAACTGACGTTTTGGTTGCCGCCGTTCGTGAAGGAAAACTTGAATCCTCTGAACTTGCGGGCGCAATGGGTTCAGTTTTGCCAATCGCGTCAAACATGGGCGTTTCATTCAACGAAGTGGGTGCGGCATTTGCAGCAATGTCCCGAACGGGTACGAACGCCGCGGTTGCATCAACACAATTGCGTGGAATCCTTAATGGTTTATTGAAGCCAACAAAAGAAGCTGAAGACGCACTTTCGGGAATGGGATTGTCGTCGGCTGACCTTCGTCAACCAATTCGTGAAGACGGTTTATTGGCAACCCTTGAAATTTTAAAAACAAATTTTGAAGGCAATGACGAAGCCGCTGCAAAGGTATTTGGAAACGTTCGTGCATTGTCCGGGGTCATGGATTTATTGGGTGCGGGCGTAGATTCAACCCGTGAAATCTTTGCGGAAATGAACAAGGTTCAGGGCGCAACGGCAACCGCATTTGACGCAACTTCACAATCCGCATCATTCCAATTGCAAAAAGCATTGACCGGCGTTCGTAATTCATTGACCGAAGTCGGCGGAACTTTATTGTCGGCGGTATTGCCACACATTCAAAAATTCACAAGTTTTATTCAAGGATTAGTTCAATCTTTTATGAATTTAAGTCCACAAACGCAAAGTTTGGTTTTGGGACTGACTGCGATTGCCGCGGCACTTCCGGCAATTTTAAGTGTTGCGGGTGCATTGGCAACGGCACTTGCTGCGATACTTTCGCCCGCTGGACTTGTTGTTGCTG